TACCCCTGTCATATTGATTGCTAATATAACTATTTTTTATAATGCAATAAAATAAAAATCCCCCGACTCTCGCAGCAAGGGGATTTTAATCAAAATGCTTATAAACCTATCTATGAAAAACCATTCGCCTGTTGAGTCAGGCTAACAGTACAAATATATAAATTATATTTTAGCACGCAAAATTTGATAGAATTTTTGTCCTTCATCCAAATAACTGTATTCAGTTATATCTTTTACATGATTTTTTGTGACAAGTTGACAAATAAGCGTATTGTTTTCCGATAACCTCGCTTCCATCTTATCTCTATTTACCACAATTATACCTCTATCAATAGCTGATTGAATTGTAAACTCTCTTTGTAACTTTTTGTTACTTAAATTGTCTATCAACTTTTCAGCGTTTGATTTTTGGTTTAATCCCTGTACTGGTTTTTTAACAAAGTCAAACAATGCGTTCTGAATTGCTGTTGTTGATGTTTCGGTAATACCAAAAATAATTCTTGCAATAGGTTTTAAATCGTCAATGTCCGTTGTTTTAATTAATTCCAACGCCCTTAGTTGACTATCGTTTTCCTTAGCCTTAATTTGGTCTAAAACGTCCTTATCGGCAATAGTGTACATTGCGGGTCTATTCATTACCCGAAATGGTGAATGTTCGTACAATGGGTGATTGAATAGATATTCCATCTTACGAATATCCTGCCCTGAACAAGTAATTTGATTTCTGTAAAATCCAAGTGGTTCTTCGGGTCTTTCCAAAAAACTTTCATCCCATTCTTCAGGGAATATACTTGGTGCTGTAGCGATGTAACGAATATCCCTGTATCTTTTTTCTACGGGGTCAAACGCTTTTGTTGATGCCCCTAAGTTCTCAAAACGGGGAACTTCTGATTTTTTAAGTGTTTCAAATATGTACACTCTTGCGGGGTCTATTTCAATCCCTAAATCAATTTTTTCGGGGGTTTCGTTCTTGGGTTCTTCGACCTTCGCTTTGGCGGGTCTGCCCATCCGAACGGGTGTCCTTACTGGTGATTTTTGTAACTCCATGATGTCAAAAAAATAGAGGGGTGGAGTCCATTCCCCACCCCTTTTTAATTATTAGGAAGCAAGTTGCAACCACTGATAGCCATTGATACCGAAAGCCTGTAAGCCTTTAGTAGCCACTGTAGAAACAACTAAGTTTTCCGTGTCACTTGTTGGAACTGGTGCATAACCTCCGGTCAGACGCAGTTTGATTGCGCTTGAGCCTTCGCTTACACCTTGCCATCTTACTTGGAAACGTGGAACGTTAGTACCATCTTCAGGGTTAACACCGTCACCACGAGGGATAAGCAATGCTGCGTTATTCCACAAGCCTGTGTTTGGTGTACCACCGAATACGTTTGGCAATGAGAAATAATCATAAGTCATAAAGTTCAACTGAATACCATGCAGGTCATAACGTTTGAAGTTACGGTTGATTTCTGCGCCTTCGCCTTCAAAAGAATCTTTGTTTGCCAATACGATGCTACCTGCGTTGTAAGCCGACATAATAAAGTTTTCCCATTTCATACGCAACTCGATGTTAAGCAAGCAGTCGTAGTTCATTGAGTAACCCTGAGCATCAATATTTCTACGGATGTTGTCAAAGTACGCTTGGTTTACGATTGTTGAAGTGGTGTCAGTTGTACCGTTAGCCTGTACGTTAGGAACAAGACCTGTGTGGTTATTTGTTACACCTGAAATGTTAGTGATTGGTTTACCAAACATCAACAAATCTTCCTGTTGGAACAAGAAACGGTCACGCTCATCTGCTTGTTGACGGAAACGAATACGGTCGAAACCTGCGGGGTTGTTAGGAATATCCAAACGCTCAAACATTGACCAATCTGTAAAGGTCTGTGATGTTTTGATAGTAGCGCAATAGTTGGTAACCTTAACGTCCACAGTAGCCATAGTGGTTTGAGTACCTGAACCTTCACCTACTACAGTAGCCGCCCATGTCATAATGTCTGTAGCATTGATAACAAGGTTAGTTCCGTCTGTAGTTGTTGCGGTAGCGGTAGTTACACCGTTTGAGTTAGCAACTGCTGACAACTGAATAACCTGACCTGTAGTTTGGTTACGGAAATAAAGACCGTTACCGAAAGGTGCAAGTGTGTTGTTGTCGGTTTGGTAAGCTGCGCTCAAAGTAATAGTACCTGAAGCAGAACCCGGTGCTACGTTGGTAGATGTTTGGAATGCAGGGGCATTTTTACCTTTTTGAGTCCATTGGTAAAAAGTTTTGTTGGAAGTGTATAAACCGCCATTTTGTGCTTCACGCAGAACGATGTAGTTCTTTGATGCTAATGAAGGGAATTGTTTGATAAATTTTGGATACGCCCTCGGTACAAGCATAGACAAATCGGACTCAAATTGATAATTGACGCCGTTCGCTAAGGTAATCTGTGAGGGGTTTTGTCCACCCGGTTGTGCCATGATGTTGTTGTTTTTAAATCCCGTTTAAGGGAAAGTTCGTTTAAAAAATGTTGTTAATTATCTGCCGAAAGGCCACACATCAACAATATCAAAGTCCTTTTGCACCGTTTGTGAAACATCGTTATTCCTTAACGTGGAATTTTTAAGTTCTTTTTCGATAAAATGTTCCCTGTCTTGTGATAGTCCCTGCCGTAATCCAGCTTTGGCAATTTCTTTGTAAAACAGTCTGTTGGCTAACTCACTATGATACCCTTTCCAGTCGAACTTGCCTGTAGTAGCATCGGTAAACTGCTTAACCTCATCGTCTGACGGGCTGTAGCGTTTGGAGTAGTCAATTACTTTCTGTTGTTTTTCAGCATCCATTTTGAAAGTCACATCAACCGCGAACTTGCGGTCATCAATGTCTATTTCAGCAGGTACTTTTAACTCTGAAATTGATTTTACTGCGTTAGTTACTTCTTTTATTGTATTCTCGTAATTTCTTTGTTGTTCCAATTTTATCCTTTCCTGTTCTGCTCTTTGCTGACGGAAAGATTTAAAATCCTCATTATCCTCCAACGGGTCAATACCGTTTAAAGTTATTTTACTTGCTTCCTCATTGAAATAAGAGTCAGCTTTGTTTAACATTTGTTTACGGGCTATATCTTGCTTTCTTAAAGCTACAACCTGCTCGTCTGTTAAATCATCTAAGTCGGGTTTTTCAATACCAATACCATATTCAGATGACGCTATAAAAAGTATTTCGTCCTCATCAAGTCCGGGATTTTCCTTTGCGATAAACGCAAGGGCTTTTTCTTCGGGCTTCATGTTTTCATACCTGTACTTTTTTGAAAGGGTTTCGTAAACCTCTTTTTCATTTTCAAGGGGTATGTATTTTTTACCGCTATATTCAGGCACTACCGTTTCTACAACGGGTTCTGCTACGGGTGTCGGTTCAGGTTCAGGTTCTACTACTGTTTCCGGTTCAGGGGTTGGTTCTTCTACTGCCACTTCGGGGGTCGGTTCAACCAGTAAGTCCCTGTAAAACTCTTGTTCAAGTTCTGTTAATCCTGCTACTGCCATATATTTTTTACCAATTTTTACACTAAGGTATAACTTAAAGTTATAATGACAAAATTTATTTTACGCTGCTGCTCCCTGTTGTTGACCCTGTTGTTGTCCTTGTTGTTGTTGCATGGCTTGTTGAGCCTGTTGCATCTGCTGTTTTTGGGCTACCTGTGTCATTTGTAAATCGTGTTCTTCAAGCCCTTCTTCCATTTGCTTGATCTGCATCTCCATTTGGTTTAATTGCAACTGATGTTGGTTGTCTATTAGGTTTTGTACGTATGGGTGAATAGGTGCGCCAGTTTCCATATTTATTTTAATAGCATCGTTAATAAGTGCCTGTAACATATTCATGTGTTCGCCACTTGCTTTCTTATCAACTTTAACAACTTCACGTTTATCGCTTGCCGCCTCTTGTTGCGCTTTCATTTGCATCTGCATTTGGGCTTGCTGTGCTGTTGCTTGCTGTTGTTGTTGCGCCTGTGCTTGTTGGATTTGCTGTTGTTCTTTCTGACGTTTCTTTTGAATAAAAGTTAAATACCTAATACCGTACTCCATGTCAAACTTACAGTACTTTTTAACCATCATAGCGTCATCCGGCATCATTTGTTTTTGCTGTACTGCCGTAGTTAAGAACTCACTTAGCCATTGCATATCTTCAGCACCCATATTAACGGATATTTTAGTAGCGTAATTAGACCTTGTTAAATCCTTATTGTATTTAATAAAGTCAGCATTGGATTTACCCAATAACCTAATGTACATATCGTTCGTTTCAGGCGTGTTTAAGGCATCCCAAAGTAAAATGGCTGTTGCCTTAGCTGTGTCTGTTAATATGCTGATATAGCCGTTATAAATGTGTGCTGTGGACATATTAGACGCTTGTACCGCGCCATTAGCTACGCCCAAGCCCATTCTTGCAGGTACACCACTACCGTCTTTAACCTCATTGATACCTAAGTAATCCCTTATGTTGTTCAACTCAAAGTTATAGATAGCGATTTGTTCCTGAAGCATATTACCGTAACCGCTAATAATCGCCTCAATAGGTGCGTTCCTTGTGTTTTCACCCGATATTTTAGAACTTCTAAAAGGAATATCACCCGTTTCTTGGTATAATTCCCTTAGCTTCATGTAACCAATAGATTTTTGACCTGTGCCTAAATCCATTTCAGCAACAGCGTCCAAATCTATTTTAACACCCGGAGGGGCTACTTTAGCCAAAACATTCTGCATCCTTAACACCGCTAAGTCCATTTGAATAATGGAACTCTTAATACTCTCCATTGGCGACATGGGTAGCATATCACCATTGTTGTTAAGCATATAAACAGCGTACCCCGACATTACATCTTCAACATCTTCGTTGTTTCTAATTAGGTTAGGCATTTCGCGCCATTCAAGTACGTCATTTGCACCAATAAGCCATGCACCTTGATACCATGTAGGGATATATGTTTTGTAGTTTTTCTTTTTGGGGTTGTCCTTTATTACCCTATACTCAACGATTTTATTACCGTAAATATCCTCACCCTTGCTATAGTTGATTTCTTTCTGTACTTTATACCTAAAAAACATTACATCAATTAGGAAAGAGTCATACGGTCTTGTGTAAGCTATTTCATAGTCAGCGATAAAATCCACCAAACTGTCAGGGTTACCGTAGTATCCTTTGAATTGGTAGGCTAACTCATATAATTGCTTTTCGGGATAATCGGGATACATTAGTCGTACATCAAGGATACTGATACGTTCCACGTGGCCTATGTATGGGATATTTCTAAAGTTAAGGGTTAGTGTTGTGCCGTAAACAAGGTATTCGGGTCTAATCCTTTTGTTGACTATTCTTTTCCTACCGTTAAATCCAGTAAACTCACAAGCTAAACCGCAATCAACTAAATCTTCAGCAAGTAATTTCTTTGTTCCCTCTTGGTCGTTATTTTCAAGGATAAAAGAAATACCCTCACTCATTAAGGTTTCTTCTTTTTCCTTGTCGTTAAGCCCTGCCCATAACTCTAATTCGTCATCCGTTTCGGGTTGAAAGTCGCTTGGTTGCGATAATTGCATACCCGTTGTTTGTTCTGCCGCTTTTATGAAGTCGCCATGCTTCATTTTAAACGCCATTTCATTCTTTCTGTCGTCTTTTCTTGCTTGTATTGATGCGGATAAACCCGTACAATCAATGCTTTCAAGGCGTGACATTATATCATTGACAAGAATATTTCTGAATTTTGGGGCAACGGGGCGTGGATGATAGTCGTAGTTCATATAGCTTGCCCGACCGTCAACTCCTAAAATATCGAGATAACTTTGGAATGGTTGTTTGCCGTGAGAAAATACCCTATTGTCTGCAAACATTGTATTTCGGATGCCGTAGTAGCTATTTTCTCCCCAAATGCAACTTTCGTAAATAGCTTTTGCCACCTGTAACCCTGTTTCGGGCTTGTCTAATTCATTTTTGGGTAAAATAGGCGAAGGGAATTGACCCCTGAAACGCTCGCTATTGGGTTGCTCAGCCATGTAACAAAATACTTTGCGTAAATATAAAAATAGATTTCATTATAACAAAAAGTTATAATTCAGCACTTTTCTTTCCATATTTCTGTTTTAGGTTGTAAAACTTGTACAATTTCTCACTTGCTTCCTCTGTAATTATTGGTCTGTACTTTTCTTTACAAGCCATTAAAGCATATCCAAATGCCATAGCACCGTCAAAATCTGTCCGTTCTTTGACATTAAAAGGAATTAAATCTTCAAGTATCCTTAAAAACCATAACTTTTCAATGCTTATATCAGCCCATTCAACAAGTTCCGTTAAATGCTGTTCCCTTGCTTCACCGTCTTGCGGGGCTATACCATAAACTTCTTTACCGTTCATTTTTAGGTTAGTCTTTAAACAGTATCCTAAAAGTTTATTTTGTTCAGCATAGTCATACCAATCTGTTGGCGCACGTTCTATCAGCATCTTTATACCGTAGTACTCTGCACCCCAAAATATCTGATTGTGAAATATTCTTTTTGTAGCGGGTCTGCCAATAAATAAAGCAACAGGCATACCCGAATTAGCACTATCTAACGCATTAAACCGTTTATGGATGACCATAGCCGCATCTGAACCCTTTTCAGCCGTTGACTCGCTATTGCTAAAGGTATCGACACCTGCCGCCCCATAATCGGTATTAGCGGGAGTTTTTTGCCCGTTTTTCCACACCCATTTATTTGATTCTTCAGGCTTTAGTAATTCAAGAATATACCACATTCCATCAGCCGCGTCTTTAAACGCTACTTTTCCTGTGCTATCCTCTTTGTTAAACCAACCTCTACGGTATAAATTACCGTCCTCTAATTGTGTTTTTACACGTTCAATCTGATTTCGGATTTCTTCGGGGTTTCTAAAGTGACATTTGTTATTTGCGCCCTCAAATACTTCTTTCCACTCAAAAGGGTTTTTTCTTTTTTCTTCGGCAAGTCCTTCGGGGTCATTGGCGTACATATCCCTTGTCGTTTGTAGCCATTCTTTAGCACCTACATACGGGTCTGGACACTTTTCCATAGACTCTGTAATAGGGTCGTAGTATTCGTGTGTCTTTAAAAATTCTATTTGTTCGGGTGTTGGGTTTTCGATAATACTTTCACCGTACTTTCCTATGTACCCCAAATATCCTTTATAAGCGGGTATAAAGAACCTTTTTAACTTTGTCTTGGTACGTTGGTATTTATCTACGTTTGCGCTTAAATGGTCGCTACCGTCCCATAGTTCCCTAAAATTATTACCCCCCGAATCCCCTTTATCAACAGTACTAAATACCGATACTTTACCCACCATTCTTGTACCTGTAATCAGCGTATCACTTATTTTAGAGAAACAAGTCTTTACAGAAGCTCTTTTCCATTTACCTGCCTCGTCAATGGTAATGTGCCTCATTGCACGACCGTCATACGCTGTATCAGAAGTATCAAGCCAATTTATCCTGTTGTTACGCCCGTTGTCAGCGTTAAGGTATTTATTGTTCTTACTAATCCTTTGCTTTTGCTTGGCTATATGTATCTCGCTTTCGGTAAATGCCGCAATTTCAGGGACTAAGAACTTGGGTAAATTTTCAATCCCCCTTTTACACATCTGATACATTTCATACGCATCGACACCTGTTTTAGAAACGATACCCGACAAAGTATTTCTTTCCAGTATGCCTATAAGAACTTTAATTGACGATGACATTGATGATAAACCAACACGCCTACCTTTTATTCCTATATCGCCAAAACAGAATCTATCCTTTTCGCACATTTCATAAAACCTGAAATATTCTAAGGAAGTATCTTTAAAGTCGGGGCGATTTCCCGATAATAGAACCCACCATTGGTGGAAGAAATGTGCGTATTTGTTGAAGTAAACAGGCTCACCGTTTATCATTATCCATGAGCCAACGTGAAGCCTTTCAATTTCTTCTTCGTACCATTCTAATTGGTCTTTTCCCCATAGCGAAATATCAGCATCCCAATCCCATTCTTCATACGTAGTATCCCTGAAGTAAATTTGATCGTGGGGTTTTTTACTTGACTTACGTATTTTATTTAACGGTGGTATTGGTGGGGTTTCGTAGGTTAGCCCCTGTATTTGTATTTGTATCGTTTCAGCCTTTGCCATTTAGTTTAGCCTGTACCTTTTTACTAACGTCCTCAAATGTATTTCCCGTTATCTTTTCAGCCTCTTTTACAATATTGGGGTTAGCAATTTTTTCAAACTGCTCTAAGTTAGTCATTTCCTTGATAAACTTTATAGCGGTGTCCACCGTCTTGTCCTCAATTACGTACTTAATTTCTTCGCCTTTAGCAATAGCGTTTAAATTATCAGCATAAGCCTCTAAAATGTTATCTATTGCTTTAATTAGTTTCCTTACGGGTGAGGTTACCTCTGCCATTATAAATCAACAAATTGTGTATGTTCCTGCCAAATACCAATCACGCTATGTTCGGGGATACAGTAACCTTGTGGGGTTTCTACGCCCTGATTTCTGTAAATTTGTAATACGTCACCAACCATAATATTATTTAGTGCCGTTAATGCTATTGCTGTTTGGTTGTTTGTCTTTAACGTGTAAATTTCATGCTGTTTTTCGGGAAGTAATTTTACTAATAGGTTATCTCCCACAACCCGTCCATCTACCCAAACAACCTCATCTTCCCGAACTTTATAGTATTCTTTTTTATCTAAAGTTATCAAATACATAGCATTTTTCAAAACAAGTACTTCCTTTCCCGCATAAATACCGTGTGTACACATTATACTTTCCTTTTCGCCAAAGTACACGCCAAAGTGTTCTTCTACCTCGATATTGTACTCACAAAGAATATATCCCGATAATACTTCAGGCTGTTTATCGTTGTATTTAAAGAATATCTGAAATTCCGTTGCGGGGAAATACTTTTTACCCTCGTGCTCAAAATGGTCACGAAAAGTAAATGCTTTATCTTGCCCTATATCACCGTAGAAAGTAAAGTGGTTACACGCCACAACATCACCCACTTTTAAATTTAAAAAGTTATTGTCAGGCACCGCCTCAACCGTTCCCAACTGTGGGTTTCTTTCCCGTAAATTATTTTCAAAGGACTTATCAATAGCTATAACAATATCGTCCGTTAGCTGATAGCTGTCCTTATGCAGAATAGGGGTCAATAAGTATTTATTGTTCTTCGCTTTCATTTGTTATACTCATTTTATTTCTTGCTTTTTTCTTGTGTATAGCGTAACCTGTTCCCTTTTGTTCGTACATAAACGTTAAAATAGAGTTTAATCTATCCTTTCCGGGAATGGTTATGTTAAATAGATTTTTTCTGGGTATTTTAGTGATAAACCCTGCATCAAGCACCGATTTAAAGTCCCGTTTTATATATCTTACCTCACCAAACCTATTTACCACATCTTCAACTGTAAAGAACTCCAACTGCGCTGCCGTAAGTAAAATGATAAACTCACTATAAGCAAGCAAGCCATCCATAATTAACTTTTGATAAGCAATAATTGTCCGAATGACAATTTCTAAATGCAGGGCTTGATTACTTGACGGATTATCCTTAACCATGTACCCTACTGCCCTTTCAAGTTCTTCCCTTGCCTTTATAGCGATTTTCTTTTCTTTTAGTGCTTTCCTTTCCCGTCTGATAGAATTACCTATCCGTACCCCCTGCTTTTTAATGGTATATTCTCTCGCCCACACTAAGTATTGTGGCATTTGTTTTAACACCCGTATATATGCCCTTGCCTCTCTTAACTTTAAAGTCAGGTGTTCTATTCGCCTGTCTTTCCATGTCATTACAGGCTTATTAGGGATAACCATTCTTTTGGTTGACTCACTCATATATTGGCTAAAATCCTGTTTTCTCTTAGTTTATTGACCTTAGATAAAAGTAAATTATCACAGATGTATTCCCATGACCTTTCGTTGGCTGTTTTAAGCGGCTCTGCGCCACTTTTAATCAATTCTGGTAAATCACTTACTTCTAAAATATTTTCGTTGTTGAACTCGGGTAAAGCCTTATTCCCGGCAAATGCAGAACCAACATACGTAGCCTCTAACCATGATATGTTACTTTTGCCACGATTGAACTTTGTATCGCAAAGTGGAAATATAAATAGCTGCGGGTTTTCTTGGTGTATGTATTTAAAATACTCCATGATTGTCATACCCGGAACTATATGGTAGTTATCCCCTGTATTCATTTCCAAAAAGTAATACCTGTCACCCATAAAAGCAAAAATCCAATCGGGATTTGCGTTTACCACTTCAAGTATTTTATTAGCCATGCTATTTACATCAGCTTGGTGACTTGCACCGCCCCGATAATAACACGCTTTCCCATGTGGGTCAAAATCCTTTTTGTTACCTACTTTAAATAAGTAGTCGTTGTGCGCGTTAGGGATAACGTAAATATTAGAAGTTAGCGACACGAAACTTTCGCCAATGCTTTGTGTACTTACCCATACTTCATCAGCAAGACTAAGGCATATTTTTAGTGTAGCTTGGTTTTCTTTGTACAGCCTATATGTTGGGTTGTACATATCTACGCAAGTTAGGTCATCGTCATATTCCAAAATAATCTTACACCCCATATTCTTTGCTGCGGTAAGAACCTGTGCGTGCTCAAATCCAAAAGGTCGTTGCATCCAAAAAATATCAACCCCGTAAAAAACAGTCCAGTCAAAAGCCTTTAAGTCCGATACATCGATAACCTCAAATTCCTTGTTGTTAAAGTGCCTCATAGGTGTACCGCGCCAAAAACTTGTCGTATCCCTTTTGTCTAATAGGTATGTAAGTACTTTTGCTTTCATTTTCTTCTATAAACTCTTAAGTGAACACAATTACCGACAAATTCCCATTCGTCCATATTTTTAGAAATGTAAATCAATGTGGCTTCGGTCACTTCTTTTATGCCTTGAAAGTAACCCCACGGTTGGTGCATTTCAGTACAAGCGTCATCAATTACTAAAAAACCACCACGTCTAACAAAACGTCCGTAGTTTTCAAGGTCGGATAAGCATCCCTCGTAACTATGGTCCCCATCAATGTAAAGTATATCGTAGGGTGATGTTAAGTACGCTTCCTCAATGATTTTTTTATCGGTGCTTGAACCAACGTACAGCGTGTAGTCTTTAGGGATAAAAAAATAGTCGTGTATCCTTTTTATATCTTCCTCATAATTTGATTCCCATACGCCACCCGATGTATCCAAAGGGGTAATACCGTAGCGTTCTACCTTACGTCCCGTTCTACTCGCTAATACTTGTATTAATGATAATATCTGACCACGAAACACCCCGATTTCACAAAAACTAAACGATGACGGCATTTCATCCACAATCAGTTTCCATAAGTATTGAAACGACCTTTCGCCAAAACCAAAAGCATTTTGTTCTACAAATGTTCTGTGTTCGTTAAGGAACTCATCCTTGTTTACCTCATCAACAAAGTGTTCGTGGATAGAACGGTGGTAATCTTCTGTATCCGTCCAACTATTCTGCAAATCTTGTAATGTCATCTTTTGTTTATATAAAATGAAATATTAATTTTACCCCGCAATAATTATATGTTTTTTCTAAAACTTCGGAACTTATATTACTATTAAATTCAATAGTGCCTTCATTAAACATTGTACCCAAGAAATTTTGAAAGGCCATGTAAAATTCAACTTGTGGTGTTGACTCTGTTATTTTTTTAGGCAATTCCCATTTTACTTCTTTTACCCCCTTGTTAACAAGGTCGTTTATAAATTCTTGTATTGTCATACCGCTAACATTTGGTTAAATTTTTCGTCTTTAGTCGACCCGTTAAAATGCACGAAGATTGGCTTATTACCCATTATCTCGATTCTTTTTGTGCTATGGTCGTAGGTGTATTCACCCTCTGCTATGAAACTATGGCTGTTAAAAATTGATTGGCGTTTATCAATCTCCATAAGCACCCAATCATTAAGTAACCACACTAAATTCAGCCACATTTGATCGTCAATCTCGTAAAATGGGGGAAACTCCTCAATTAATTCTATAAATGTTTGTGATGGGCTGTAATAAAGTCCACTATTGATGTAGTTAAACCCGTGTTCGTGTTGGAAATACATTTTCCTGAAAGGAATTAATGACGGAGGCCACAGCCCTTTTTCAGCCGACAATAAAACGTTTTGTGATGGCAGTTTGCTTTCAAATTCTTTAGGTGTTCCCAATACTATCACATCATGCGCATCAGCAAAAACAAAAGACTCCACTTCGGGGTGTTCTTTTAAAAAGTTATAGGTGGCTAATAACTTTGTTCCAAAACCTTTCCACTCTGTTCTTATCAAATGCGTTTCCCATCCGTTCCTGTGTGCGGAATCTATTAAAGGTTGCGCCCTTTCGGGTTGATTGCTTACTGTGATAATTGGTATGCTCATCTTTTTCGGTATAATGCTTTCTTAACTCCTGTTTTTATATGTTCCCACCCGTTGTTTAAAAGCCAATCGTGTACTGTTTTGTGGGTGTAGAAAAAGTCCGTTTCACTTACATCGTCAAATACAAAAGTTGCGCCCGATGGTGTTCTGTGATTGAAAAACTTAACTTCCCTTAAAACATCACTCGCTGTATGCGGGCCATCAAAATGCACACAGCTAAATTCCCGAATAAACTTTTCTTCTATATCGTAAATAGGAAAACCAAACTCATAGAAATGTTCAAACCAATGCACGTCCGTCATTTTAAAATGTACAAACTCAACGGGCTTTCCAAGTATATGAGTGTACAAATCAATCATACATTGCTTGTACATATCGTTGGTGTAATCAAGTCTGCATGGCTCTACCGTTTCTTTCATCGCATAGAGGATGCTACCGTATGGGTCGATACCTATATGGGTTTTACCGGGGCAATATTTTACTATTGCGTCCATGATTGTTGCGCTACCCAATCCAGCCCTGACACCAATCTCTACCGTTGGTGCGTCTATGTGGGCTGATAGTTGTACCGCCTCTGTTAAAAATTCGTATTCTCCTGAGTCACCTGAAAGCATAATTTAAAATCCTCCGTCGTAATAAATTGGTCTTACACCATCGACATATTCTTGGTGTATATTTCTATATTCGTCCCACTTTTCAGCAGCAAGTCTTTGTTTTAAAGGTGTGTATCCGTTATCACCCCTATCTATGTGGTCAATAACAATATGTGATAAAAATCCGTTTTTAAATCCCGCTAATCTGCCCCTTAAACCATACAAAACATCTTCAAAGCCATAAATTCCGGGCTGAAAACTATACCCTATGGCATCAATCAACCTATAATTAAACATCGTGCAACTGCCAATTATATCACCACACTCCTCAACCGTAATCCATGTTTGACCCGTTTCGTGGGGTAACATAACCAATTCACTTTTAAAAGTTAAATCAGGATTTGTTGGATATTGCGCTAAATCTTTTCTTTTTAGTCCTATAATTCCGTATGATGGGTCACGTTCAAAAACTTCCTCCATTTTATCAGCCCACCCTGTTTCGTGAATTACAATATCTCCGTCGATTTTAACACAATATTCGTTTGGTTTTCTTAAAGCAAGTCCTTTATTTAATGCTCTTGCTGTGCCAATGTTTTCATTATTGTAAATAATATGAGCATTTATTAAACCGCCCAATTTTTTTGTTATTTCTTTCGATTCAGGGCAACTTCCGTTATCTGAAATAACCATCCTGTGCTTTTTCCAATCAACGGTATCTCGCAAGCAAAGCAAGGATTCTTTAGTGTATTCGTGCCTTTGGTTTTCTTCGGTGTCCCAAACCACCATTGTAATTAAACTCATTTAAACTCCCACTTATATCCTTTATAACTTTTTGTTTCTTTTTTGCAACACCTTGACACAGATGGAGTAGTAAATCCCTCTTTTTTTGCATCATTTAATGAATCATACTCTTTTACATTACCATCGCTATCTATTCGGATTACAGGTGTTTTTTTAACGACTATCCCTTTTCTACTCATTAATCCCAATCTATATGCGTGTTTTAAATTTTCGCTTCTTGTATTCCATTCTAAATTGGACAAGTCATTATTCCCTTTATCGCCATCAATGTGGTTAACATCTGTTTTATTTTCGGGATTCGGAATAAAAGCCCTTGCAACGGCAACATGAATAAATATTAACTTTGATTTATAATTAACACAAGCCCTGAATGATTTATAACCTTTATTTGTTGTGTGTTGCCTCATTAATATTTCAGGCAGTATTGTTGGTGTGCCCCTATGTATTATTTGCCTTGACAAACTTTTGACCCTGCCTTTGTTCGAAATTTGATATACACTTTCGTAATCGGGAAAATCTTTCCAAACTTCTCCATCTAAATCTACTGGTTTTAAATAGCTATTTAATAATTTTTTAGATTTAATACACGGAACACAATAATTTGTGTATCCATCTTTTGTATCAACTTTTTTCCAAAAGAAACCAATCGGCAACAATTCTTTACAACAGGTACAAACTTTTTCTTTCATAATTTTAAATTAAGGAATAGGGTTGCAAATGAAAACAAAATTCAAAGCAAAAAGAATAAATGATTTACTGCAAGTAGCCCCTATTCCAATACCTTTATCGTTTAAAACCATCTTATTCTTTTTGCTGTTGTAAATTTAAATAAAGGATTTTTATATTCCTAATTTTTTTTTACATTTATGCCAATTAATAGAATGTTTAACAATATAAATTTTAAACAAATTGGGTAAGCTCATCAGCGTTTCGGTTTGGCAAAAGAACTCCGGGCCAGCGTATGCTTCGGCATCAACAAACATCATCAATGAGGATTTCATTAAGTTCGGGCAGAACGCAAGTACTTCTTTGAAACAAACAGTTCCGTCTGCATCTTCAAACATTAACTCTGTTCTTTACATTAACTTTCTTGAAGCTAATGAAGGTACAGATAGCGTTTGGTATGTTCAAGACTCTCTTGCTACTATCGTATCAGGGTCTAACTAACCGGAATATTTTCTTGAAAGTAATTGACCTGCTTAATGAAGAATTAAGCGGGATTTTTTATTTTACCCGATAAAAGGTGAACTTATGTTTACTTACGGTGTCATTGTTTGGTACTATGTATTTTTCAAATTTAGTACCGTACGTTAGTTCTTTAATCGTGTAGGTGGGTATTACAACGTTATGTGGCTTTAAGTATCCGTTCACGCCTGACCAGTATACTTTTACCCTTACAAGCTGATTTAATTGCCTTGTGTAGTTTTCAAGTTGTAGCCAAACTAATCTGTTGTTATTGGGTTTTTGAGGGAATGTATTGATAAAATCAAAAGAGTTAAACTCATCTATCATATCGGCGTTTTCATCAGAGGCGTCGCAATTATGACCGATGTCGTACCCTGATTTGGCGTAATCTTTACTTAAATTTGGTCTACCACCTGTTGTGTGGAAACCAGCTTCCCTATCTACGGCTTTTACGTGAGGTTTAGCAATCCATATAACACTGTCAGGGATTAATGTTTTAGAGTTGTAGTAACTTGTGTAGCCCGGATATTTAATAACTTGTTGTTGACCGAAAGCAACGTTAAACGATACCGCTAAAACAAATAGAATAAGATACCTCATTTCTTTTTTGCTTTTATTGCTGCGTCTGTTGATTTTTTTAGTCCGGCTTTGATAGCGTCACTTGCTGCGTAACCGTAAGAAGTTCCACCACCTGAATTTTTGTAACCGTTTCCAATAACTTTACCCATTCCGGCTTTCTTCATGCTATCGATACGACTATTAGCCACTTCGCCAAATCTTGTTACGCTTTTACCGTTGCTGTTCTGCATATTAACAGCTTTTTTCTTTGTGGTATCTTGTTTCATCTTAGCCATAAGTCAAATGTAATAATGTTTTCTTTATTTCCAAAAAATATCTTCAAGATGCCTAAACTTTTTGTAATCGTTTGAAAACTCAAAGGGGCTACCACCGTCAATGAGTTCTTTTATTATTTCTGTAAGATCATCACCATCTTTGGTTATTACCGTGTACCAAATGTTGTAGGGTAGCTTTATTAGTTTCTTTATGTGGTGGTGCATAAAATTGGTAACAAGTTTTTTATAATTGCTTTCATAACATTAACAGTTATACTGTTACCTGCTTGCTTATACGTTTGAGTATCGCTGCAAGGTTTTATGTATTGATCTGGGTATCCTTGCAACCTCATACATTCTAAAGGGGTTAATCTACGGATACGATGTTTATTTACCACAGCTTGATTACAAGCAGTATCTAAAGTATTGGCTATTTGATTACCTACACGCCCTCTACGAGTTTCCGAATTGGGGTTTGATAGATTTATGCTATCACCATCGCTTGCTTCGGCATAGCCCTTTATTGTGGCTTCTTTGACTTGGATTTTAGGGTGTTGATTCCCGCCACCCATTGTGTGAATTACGGGTGCTAAACCCTCTGTACCATAAACTCGTCTTGATTGTTCATTTGTTTTATCCCATTTACCACCCGATAAATTACCAACCAATATTAAATTATCTTTTTGAACGGTAGTAACCGTATTTGATGTTTCAGATGGCTCAAATATAACATCTTTGTCCCTATGTGAATTAGTACCAGTTATTCGTCTTTCCGCTTTGGCATTTTCTGTTCTTTTTTCTTTGTATAATAATGGTTCTTGGATATAATTATCTGTAGGGTAAGAATCTTGTTTTGTTGTTAAACAGTTTGCTGTTTTATTACCGTCTGTTGGTTGGAAATTAAAACTATTCCCTATTGCTTTATGTCTTTTTGTGTGTTCTAAAAAACAATTAATAAGTTTATCACTCAAATAATACTTCTCATCAACAACGGGTTCTAAAATATCTTTTAACCTTATTTTCAATCGTTCACCAACAGGAAACCTAAAAGTGTTTGGTAAATCATTTCTTATTCCAATTAAAAATACCCTTTCCCTGTTTTGTGGCACACCAAAATCCTTTGAGTTCAAAACTTTAAAGTGTAAATTATACATTAAGCTATCCTCATGGTTAAACATATTGTAATGCGTATTCATGCTTTGACCCAATAGTTGACACCAATTTTGAAAAGTAACTCCATTATTGTCCGAAAGCAATCCTTTAACGTTTTCAATGATAAAAACTTTAGGTTTTTGGTTTTTAACATACCGATAAAAGTCAAAGAAAAGCAGACCTCGTGGGTCAAGTTCACCCATCCTTTTACCCGCTAAACTAAATGCTTGACAAGGAATACCACCAATAAATAAATCTGAATAATACTCATCGCCAACCCATTCTTCTTTGGTCATATCGGTAAGCATCATTTTTGGCTCAAAATTGGCTAAATATGTTTGTCTTGCATGTTTATCAATTTCACATGCGAATATTATTTCGTGTGGCACTTCAAGTTCTTTAAGTGCTTGTTCGGGTGATCCTATACCACTACATACGGTTGCTATCTTCATCATAATTTTTTAAAAAGGGGGTTCTGCTTCTTGTTGATTTATTGGGGTGCTTAAAGTGTATCAACTTGCGCTAATTTTTCTACTTCAGCACCTAATTCCTTGTTCTTTTTTCTCAAAGCCATCACTTCACCATACAGGTGTTTGTTTATAGCCTTTAAATTTGCGTTATAAGACACTATCTTTCCTAAACGTGTATTGATATCCAAAAGAGTAAATAAACGCTTCTTAGAGGCTGTAATGCGTCCAGACGGGTATTTCTTACCATAATCCATAGCTTCCTGTAACATTTCAAGTAAATAACCACTTTGTTCACCCAAAAGTTTATAAGGTTCATTCACATGTTCAAGTTCACTTAACAAAAAGTACTTTTCAGCTTCTATAAAGTCAATAAGTTCGTCTATTTTTTTTAAATTGGCCATAATCAAAAGGGTTCTTTATCGTATTGTGATGATAGCGGCATAATAAATTTATCTACGTCTGTTTTCTTGTGGTCAAAAGCGTACAAATCTCCACTTTCAAAATACCTGTTTCGTTTCCAGTCAAAGTAAAGTACGCATTTACCCTTTTCAGCTACTCCCTTTGGTTTAGCCTTGTCGATATACACATGCACTTCATTTTCTTTATACTCCCAACCATTTGTATCCAAAAGTCCTTTCGTTGGTCGCCACAAAGTTATCCATGTCATTGACTTCCTATACAACGCTTGTCCGCCTGCTGCCTGACGTGGGCCGGGCTTTGGGTAATAGCTTATACCATCTTTGTTTGTAACGGGTAAAGTATTTGCAGGGTGTATCGACAAAAAGAAATGCCTTTTCTCTTTTTTACAACGCCTTCTAACCTCTCCCATCATAAATTCGATGTATAAGTCTTGCCTTGCGCCAAACTCTGCCATATCGTGTTTAAGTTCGTTGTATGGCTCGCCAACAATAATATCAATTCGTTGATTAGGGTGTGCCTTGTCCCATTCATTGGCAAGGTCAAACAATTCAGGGATACTGTAAGCCCTTTCGTCTGTGTCTAAAACTATAAAATATTCATTAAGCCACGCAATAGCATTATAAAATTCTTTGTCCGTCAACGAAAATGGACTTGATTTTAAAATTGTCTTACCTGTGTACTTGTGTACAAGTTCAGCAACTATTTCTTCAACACTACCTGTTTCGGGGGAACAAATCAACGACCTTTTACCAAAATTAGTTTGGTTCATTATAATTTCAAATATAAATTCTGTTTTACCGTGTGTTGGTTCAGCGAGTATGATAGTATAAGTCCCTTGCTTTACTGAATAAAGTTTATCCAATTCTTTAAATCCAGTATCCTCACCACGAACAATACCCGTGTTACGGTATTTGTCTAATTTTTCTGTGATATCTAAAAGTGTTTTTACCATTAGTTCCCGATATTAGCGTAATCAATAACTTGGTTTTGTTTTTTAGGGTTGTACTCTTTTTCTTTCCTTGCCCATGTCGATAATCTTTTAGCAACTTCCCATGTGGGCTTTAATTCCCATGCCATTTTATTTTTTTTAGTATCCCATTCTGACCAAAATTCATAAAAGGCTTTTACTGTTTCTAAACTATATTGTCCATCGGGATTAGCAGGGGACTTAATAAACCTTGCAAGTGTTTTTTTAAATTCAGACTCCCTAAAAACTCTGTGGTCTTCCCCACTATTTATATTATTATCTTTCTTTACTTCTTTAGTTGTGTACACGGTGCGTTCACGTTGCGTTTTTGGTTCGTGCGCAATGTCTTGGTAACTCTCATAATTACAGACAGTTAAGCGTGTGGATTTTGAAACACTTTCAAGTGTAACCATATTGTCTTCTTGTAACAATTTTAAAAAGTTTCTTGCAGCACCTTTAGACATTCTCCAACGCTTTGCCCATGATGCAAGACTTAATAAACTTTGCCCCCTTTTACATTCAAATAACTTATTTCCTAATACCACTTTTTTGTCTTCGTAATTAACCGTAAACAAAATATCAATCCAACATTTAAACTTAACAGGGTCTTTAAAAATCCAATGTTCATGAATTTGCCTGTGAATTTTTATCCAACCCGTATTAATAGACATACGTTAATTTAATTATTTTTAACACTGTGTAAAAAATATAAAGCCTAAAAATCCTCTAAGCACTTATTTTAATAAATGGTCTGCCTGAAATTGTGACTACTTTAATATTCCTTTCTTTATCAGCTATCCAGTTGTAAACCGTTTGGCGGGTTACACCAAATAGTTTAGCATAGTCTGTTATGGAATAAAGTTTGGTTATATCTGTTTTTAATGCTTCCATAATTCAAAGATAATCATTTTATACAGAGTGTCAAGTATTTTTTTAATTAAATAAAAAAGCCCCGGAAACAGTCACGAACCGGGGCTACCAAAATGAAAACACACTAAAACTGATGAGAAGAAATTAACCGTTGTA